GAACTTCCTGCGTACAGGGTGGTCATAATGCCCTACGGGGTCCATGAATGCCTGAGGCCACACTTACGGTGTGGACCTCACCGGAAAGCCGCGAGATTTGGCTTTCGCCTGTTACCAATATAAAGTGAACGCGGGAGATTGTCAAGGTAAGGCCGACAGCGCAAAGGCAGGGGACGCCGTGCGCGGCGCCCCTGCTGAGTTGTAATAGAGTGAATATAGACTCACTACTGTGCGATTGGTCGGATCGACTTTTTCAAACACGGTCTGCAATTCGATTGAGGTCCTTGAATCTCCGAAGGTCCTGACCCTGCTAACAAGAGCGTCCAGCGTTTTCACATCAGGAACTGCAAAACACAACAGGACATTAAAGTTGCCGACCATGTGATAGAATGCCATGATCTCGGGCATCTGCACACAGAAGTCACAAAGCATAGGATACCCGGCAGCTTGTGGTATCGAGTAAAGAGACTATTAGAATCTCCAACGGCGGCTATAATGACTTTTTGGATGCAATCAACGTTTTCACTCCAAGGTGTTTCCCTTAAAGCGCCTTCGCCTCTTATCGTTAATACTCCGCTTTTTAGTTCCCACTCAATGCCATCAATGGTTCAGCTATCTTCACTTTCCGCTTCTGCGCCGTTATGAGTTGAGCTATCTGTTGGCCGTTCATGGCGCTCTCACAGCCAATGCAGAAAAAATCCCTATTACAAGCAGAGACCCCAAAAAGAATGCCTTTTTCATACGATTACCTCTACTTTCAAGAGACGCAACCATGAGTAAAACTCCAAAAGAGTAGTAATTGCAATGGTTCCCAGACATGGCTTCAACCGAAAATCATTCCATTGATATAGAAAGCGGAGCCCCTTTTTGGTAAAATTGACTTGAGAGAAAACCAACCAGAAAGGGGCTGACCGCTATCTACCGACAGGAAATCATTCAGGATGTGACGCTGTTTACATCCCAAAGCGCCGCCATGTTTTACGACAAGCTTTTCAGCAGCTTGGACTTCACGCTGCCCAGGGCGGCAACCGGTATGTTCAATATACTTTTGCAGGCTAATCCATTTCTCGATACCGCGCCGCGATTTCTTCTGTAATCGGCAGAAGCTGACAATCTTCAAGCGAATACACCTGATCGCATAACTGCTCAATATCCTTATAATGGTGTGAAGTCAGAAAAATGGTCTTGCCTTCCGCTTTCAGCATACGGATGATGGCCTTTACATCCTCATAGGTTTTGTAGTCCAATGCGTTAAAAGGCTCATCCAAAATCAGAATATCCTGCCCCTCCATAATCGCCTGTGCAAGCCCCAATTTCTGCTTCATGCCAAGAGAATAATTGTCTACTTTCGCTTTGTTATCGGGGTCAAGCCCCACTTTGGTCATGGTCTGCCGAATTTCTTTCTCTCCAATTTTCCCTTGAATGTCCGCAAGAAATTTCAGGTTTTGAAAGCCACTGTAAATACCGATAAAGCCAGGGGAATTGATAAATACACCCATGTCTGCGGGGAAGTCACGACCATTTTTGCCAATCTGCCTGCCACGCACATATACGCTGCCCTGATCTGGCTTCTCAAAGCCGCATATAATCTTGAACAGCACCGACTTTCCGCTGCCGTTAGCGCCAACCAAACCAACAGTTGTTCCCTGTTCTACAGACAGGGAAATATTCTGAAGAATTGCCCTGCCGCTAAAACTTTTTGATACATTTCTTACTTCAATATATGAACTCATATTCTGTCCTCCTAATTCAATATTTTCTTGTAGCCCCACATAAGGATTCCTGCAATCATCAGCGTTAAAATAGCGGCCTCTATACCAAAGGCGGACACAGCGGAAATTCCAATTCCCGGTTCCACAACAGAAATTCTTGTCAGGCTGGAAAGGCCAAAGGGCGAATAAGCTACCCAATTCCCCGGAAGGATACAGAGCAGATTTCCCGCCACTAACACAAGGAAACCGATTGTAACTTGTCTTGTGGCAATGTAGATGCCGAGCACAATCAGATATTGCACCAATATATCAAGGCACTTCATTAAAACCGCATAGATCATAAGCCTGAAAGAAACGATTGTTAATCCAGTGCTGAATAGGGATGCCCCTATAAGGCCAGCCATAAGCCAAAAGAATGCATATATTATGAGAAATTTTGTACTGACTGATAAGATCCCCTTCACTAAATGTCTACGGCTTTTTGCACGCACAGAAATAAAAATAGATTGTCCGTTTACCGTATGTTCCACAAAAGCTGCCAGCAGGTATAGCGGTACACCGCTGGTAATAAGCATTTCCAGAAATGGGAACACCTGAAAATATCCTGTTCCGTGTCCCGCAAACAGCGAATATATCCATTCTGCGTCGGATTCTGCGGCGCCATATCCCAGCCCTTTATAAAGCGTAATTCCAACCACAACGGCCAGAAGAATCAGAATATTGCGTTTCGTCATCAGCTCATAGGAATAGTACGCGGCAATACCGTGACATTTCAGGCGAAGTTGGGGCAAATGCCCCCGCCATGCGAACCGTACAGAAAACATAATTGTCAGCATGAATAGCAGCAGCGTGAATCCTGTACTCCATGGACGAGCCGGCTCTCCAAAATTGTGGTGTAAAATCAGCAAATGATTAAAACTCGTCAGCGGAATATTTTGAATTGCCGGAAGCTTGATCCACACAGCCGAGAGGACATAAAGAACGATTACAATTCGGATCGTCCACTTTCTCCCAGTGAAATGTCCAATCCACATACAGATTCCAAATATCAGCCAACTTCCAATAAGCTGATAGAGGGTAAAACAGACAAATGCCTGCAAGGGACTGGCAAAAAGCTGTTCCAGAGTGGAAAATAACTCGGCTTCCGTTGCACCCGCAGCAAGGTTCCATTCGTTGCCTAAAGGTAATCCTATACCAGACAGAAGAATTGCCCCAGTTTGAACAGCCGTCAGAATGACTGCAATCAAACCGACCCCAATCCATTTTTTCAGAAAATAAGAATGGTAACTTTGAAACCGTAAGATTACTGGCTCTCCATCGTCATCAATAAAGGAAAAGCAGCTTAACAGTACAATCGGCAGCACAAAATAGGTCAGATAGTAATGGTCTGATACCGCCGACAAGATGTGTCGCTCGTATGCAATACCTCCGTTTAACCTCCCGCTGATGGAAAAAAGTATACATCCGGTAAATAGGGCAAGCGACTTTCCATATCCCCACAAACGGAGATTCTTTCTGATAAGCGCAATCATAACGGACTCCTAAATGGTTACGATAGCATTTTTCTTAGAAAGGAGAAACGCTGTCAGGCCAATCACAATGCTTAAAACGATTGGGCCAAAGAAGAAAGAGAAGATTGACACGACCTCTGGATTGACTGTTGTGGGATCAAAAGCTACGACCAGCCGCAGTCTCTCCAGGCAGAGAATAGCCAGGACAAAATTTTCTAAAATGGAATACATAAACGGCCCGGTAAGGATTACAAAAATGTTCTTGCAGTATAAAGCGAGGACAAATCCGAAGGTCATTACAAAAAGGCTGACTATGCCTCTCCAAAGGGACAGGGCAACTGCATATAACAGCGGGGTCTTTATAAATGCGTTTTCAAATATATGACTAAACGGATTTTCAACAAAAGGAACCACTGGCGGTTTCACATAGAGGGCAAACACCGCCGATAGTATATAAGGAATCACAATAATACAAAGGGTTCCCAGCGCATATGCAATCCATTTGGCAGTCAGGTACTTCTTAATTTTCACTCGCGGCATGATATAGAGCAGGAAGTTGTTTTTGCGCTCGTAATACAAATTCCAGCATAGCGGCACCACAACAAACAGCGGATAAAGCAGAGAAAACAGTTCTGTTCCAACTTCCCATGCCTCTAAATCGTAGTGCAGTACATAGTTTTGGTAAATTGTGCAGGACAACACACCCATGGCGATTGCCAGAAGAACCGTTGTCAATAGCACCGGCAGAAAAACTTTTTTCCACTCATTTCTCACAAGGCCTATCATATTTCATTCATCCCTTTCTTTGTTTTTTCCAGTATATCTGTAGCGCGACACGATTTTTGAGAAATTCGGACAGGATAATTGAGAAAAAATAGCGCCATTCTAAGAAGCATTTCCGAGCTCGCTCAAATGCATCGACGGCCCCCGAAAAAGCCGGGAGCCGCCCATGCAAAGGAGCGGGCTTTTTTGGCGCTCGGAGGAGCGGTTTTGCCGCCCCTCCTGCGCCGTCTAAGCCCAAGGGGTAGTAGTTACTCGCCGTCGCCCTCGTCGGCGGCCACAGCGGTCGCCTGAGTGGCTTCTTCCCACCCATAGACGCCGGGTTCCCACACGTTGTTGTCAGCGGTGCTCACCCAGTTCTTGCCGTTGTGAGAAGCCTTGTCGCCCTTGGCGTAAGCATCGTGTGCGCCGATGGGCTGCACCCACTCGGGGAACTCGTCGAGCGGGTTGCCGATGCGCGTCCACATGGAGGGCGTCGCAGAGGGCTTGGTGTTCTGGCCCTCGTTGGTGACGTCATGGATGGAGCGGTAAAGGTTGCCCTCGTCCTGCACGATGTCACCCTGCTTGCCGCGCCAGTTGGCGTCCCATTCCACGAAGAGGTCGGGGTACTCGGCGATCGTGGTCTCGTCGAGCTGCTGTTCCTGTGCCACCTTGACAAACATCAGCTCGGCGACCGCCTGAGCGGATGCGGCGCGGCGCTCCGTGCCGTGGATCTCCTTGACCGACCTTTTGGGAGTCAAATACTTCACGTCCTTATTCATACGCACCTCCGAAGCCCGAGATGGAGACTTCACCCTCGAAGCCCTCATTCTTTGTGATGGTGAAGCGGATATTCACGCCCCACTTGCTCGCGGTCTTGGTCTTGTTGGTGAAGTTGTAGACGCGGTTGATCTGCACCATCGCCGTGATGTCCTCCCATGTGGGAACGGCGTCGAAGCCGTTGTTGCACGCCTCCACCTTGGCGACCGCGCCCTCGATCTTCCACGTCGGCGTCACAAGCACTTTGGTCGCCGCTGCGTCGGTCTCTTCCGGCGCGGCCAGCTCAAACTTGATGACCGTCTCTTTCTTGCTGAAGGAGAAGACGCGGACGCTGGTAGCGAAGTTGCCGTCGACCGCCTCGATGCGGAGCTGGTGTTGTCCGTTAGTCAGCGAGAGCCACTTCTCTCGGGTCAGCTCGATCGTTTCCTGCTGTCCCAGCGTCGCCTGATAGCTGCGGATCTGCACATCGTCCACGAACTCGGTGACGACCACGTTGTCGCCCTCGACGTCGCTCACGGTGTAGTTCTCCGCGAAGCTCCCGTTCTTCAGACCGAGGGCCTTGTCCTGCCCGGAGATCGTCGGCGCGGAGTTCGTGCGCTTGAAGGTGACACGGCGGTAGGCCGTGCCGCCCTTGCCGTCCGTGACGGTGATCTTGAGGGTGTTGACCGAATTGAGGCCCAGCGCGTAGAGCTTTTCCGAGGTGATCGTCACGGTCAGCTCCTCGCCCTTGGGCGCGTTGTTGATCGTGCGGATCGTCTCGTCGTTGAGCTCCTCCACGACGGTCAGTGTGTCGCCGTCCGCGTCGTCGATGGTGTAGGCGTAGGTGAAGCCGAGGTTCTTATCCCCGAGGTTGCCGTCGCTGCCGGAAATGGTCGGGGCGGAGTTGGTGCGGGTGAACGTCCACGTCCGGGTCGCTGTGCCGCCCTGCCCATCGCTGACGACGACCTTGACAGTGTGCTTGCCGAGGCTCAGGGAATCGACATCGACGGAGATGGTGTTTACCAAATTTCGCGTCGGGGCAAACGACTTCGTCGTTTGCCCATCGAGCGACTCCGTCGCCGTCAAGACGTCGCCGGAGTCGGCGTCATCGACCGTGTAGGTGATTGTGAAATTGCTGTTCTTATCTCCGAGATCTCTGTCACTGTCAGAGATCAGAGGGTCAGTGTTCAGGATTTCAAGGACGGGGCGGAAACCGACGAGCGAGAAGGAGAACGTAGCACTGTAGTTGCTCCAGAAGCGGGCCGAATAGTACCCACGGAACGCACGGTACGACGTATTCGAGGAATACGTCTCTTGACACCAAGTATAGACACCCGCCCAATTCCAGAGGGCGTTATGCGTGCTGCTAAAGTCGGTCGAGTTGAGGTTGCTGTCGAGGTCGGAGGACACAGGAGCCGGGAGGCCCGTGATGACCTCCTCGCGGGTGATGAATCTGTCCCACTCGTTATTGGTGGGCGTGCCGCCCGCGTATGCGTCGGAGGTATTGCGGTAGTTGCTGCCACCCGTCAGGGAGCGGAGCTTGTACTTTGCGCCGTCAATGGTGACCTCCTTGCCGAAGATCCAGCCCGCGCTGTTCAGGTCGTTCCATGTGACGTTGACGAGGATGACACGGTCACAGATGAGCAGCGTCTTGTCGCCGTCCTTGATCTTCACCCACTGGAGCTTCTTCGCGTCGTCCGAGGGCGTATTGCCGAAGCTGTAGTTTGAAATGTCTCCGGACATTGAGGGGATATTGCCCCTACCCGCGCCCGAATATGGTTCAGTGTCGTTACGCCACGGCTTTGTGGGTCTTGCCAGTGCCGCGCCGTTGTTGTAAAATCCGCCGAGCTTGACGGTTCCGAGATATTGCGCCATAAGGTAGCTCTCCTTCCGTTTTGATGAAGCGGTAGGGAGCGAATATCTTCTTCGCCAGATTGTAGGCGCAAGCCCATCGGGCGAAGCCGAGCCACGAATTGACCGATTGGACGATCGCCGCCTTCGTGATCGTGCCCTCCTGCAGCTTCTCCATCATCCGCTTGATGCGCCGCTTCTCCCGCCGTTTCGACTCGGTACGGAGAAGCAGATGCGTCGCTTTGATTTTGAAGCCGTAGGCGTTCACGCCCTGCCGCACATAGAAAATCTTGGTCTTCTGGTTGGTCTCAAGGTGCAGTCTCTCTTGGAGGAACACCTTGATCTTTGCTAACCACTCCCGGGCGATTTCCTTGTTTGGCGCTATGACGACGACATCGTCCATGTAGCGCGTGTAGAGCGTCGCACCGAGGAAGCGGATGCAGAATTGATCGAGCTCGTTGAGGTAGATGTTGGCAAAGTCCTGAGAACTCACATTTCCCAGCGGAATCCCTCTCTCGCCCTCCGGCGAGCTGTCGATCACTTTGCAAAGAAGCCTGTAAAAACGGAGGAAGTCCTCGTATTTCTCGGGGTACTTCTTCTTGAGCTTCTTGAACCGCTTCGCGATGATCTGCTTGAGCACGCTGCGGTCGATGCTGTAGAAAAACTTGCGGACGTCGATCTTGATGACCGTCGCCTCGTCGCCCCACTTCATGCGGGCGACCCTCATGTCATGCTGTACGTTGAAGGCAGCTCGGATGGGGCCTTTTCCGTACATACACGCAAATGAACGGTTGACGAATACCGGGCGGAAGAGCGTCTGCAGCTCCTGATGGATGACGAGCTGCACGATCTTGTCCCGCAGCGGCGGGATGTGGAGACTGCGCTCCTTCGGCTCCATGATGATCCTGTGCCGATACTTTCCCGGCGTGTACTCACTAACGCCCGCCTGTCTCGTTTTCTCAATTTTCTTGAGATCGCGCCACAGGCGCACGTTGTTCACCTCGGAATAGAGGTCGTAGAGCACGGCCTCCCGCGTGAACTTGCGGCTGCCTCGCAAGGCGGTCTTGTAGCCCGCCTCGATCGCTGACCAGCCCACGGCGTCCTCATAGCTGGAGGGTGGAGGGATCGGCGGCACGAGGGCCTTCTTGGTGTTCTTTGTGTTGTAGAGCATAATGGGGAATTTCGTCATTCGTGGCATCCTTTCCTTTTAGAACGGCTTGGCACCCATGACGCGGGTTGCTACCCACATTGTAGACCTCCCTCCGCCTCCCAATACGAGAGGGCGGGCGAAGCTCAGTCACTGTTTTTACGCCGTTTCTCAACATGGCGAAGGATTACCTCTCCCTTGAAGTATAACAAGGACACGCACCTGAAGCCGTAGCCGCAGATGACGTAATAACCTACAAGGCGGGGCGGAAACCGACGTTCGAGTTGGAGTTCGTAGCATTGTTGTTGTTCCAGTTGCGGGCCGAATTGTACCCACGGTTCGCACGGTTCGACGCCAGACAGAGATAACCCTAAGTAGGTGCTGTACTTTTTCTGATGGTCTATTTTCGGTTGTTGATGAAGAACTTCTGCAGTCCTCCAATGATGCGCCCGATCTCCTCGAGCTTTCCCTGCAGCTCCAAGAGCTTCTTCTGCGTGATGTACTTCTGGTTCTTGGCGACGCCCAAAAGCACGAGCAGCAGCGTCTTCTCTGCGTCCGCCTCATCCAGCCACATGAGCCGCCTGTTGACGTTCGTGAGGTTGTTGGCCATAACAGCCGCCCGGATGAGCTTGTAGCAGGATTGCTTGATCTCTTGGCACAGGGAGAACTTCTCGGAGGCGGGGAAGTTTTTCAGCAAGGGGTATATATCCCTTTCGAGAAATATCTCAGTTTTCTTTTGCAGGACTGACGGTTCCGCCATGATATACACACCTCTTTTCCCGAACGCGGGCAAGTTCGGCGCGATCTCCATAATACTCGAAGCCGTAGTCCGTGAGCTTGATCCTGACGGGCTTGCCACTGATGATGCTGTGCCCTGTGATGAGGACGTCGGCGTTCCCTGTGAGGGACAGCCCCGCCTCCGTCTGCAGGTTCAGCACACCATCCGGCGACCCGCCGCACTTCTCGCATACCGGGGCCAGCTCCACGAGCAGGCTTCCGATGATGCAGCTTGCTTCCTTTCGGCTGCAAGCGACCTTAAACATAGATCTTCCGCGCCACGGAGTCGTAGATCCCCGACGTGATCGCAACGGAGGTCACGGTGTCGAAGTTGATGAGGAAGACGTTGTTGACCATGTTGTTCAGCGTCGCGTCCTTCAGCACCTTGATCTCTTTCTGCGCGTCGGCGATCTGAGCCTCATGGAGAATGGCTGCTTCGCGGTTCGCAAAAATGCCGTCGTCCATGTGGTTCATGTTCGTCTGACTCACGGGCGTTCCTTCCTGAATGACCTCTCCCGTCTCAACGTCTTGGACGTGATCAAGCCATCCAATTTTTTCATAGGCTTTCATTGCTGCTCTCGACCTCCACTTCTAAGATATTATATTTGAAGGCTATATAAAGCCCCTTGCCCGGTGTTTTGGTGAAGACCCGTTCGTTCGCCGACGCGATGACGTCGCCGTCCTTATCCACGAGCTGCACCTCGGCAACGTCGCCGATCACGGTGTCGTCGAAGTAGATGTAGACTCTCGCGCTCGCGCCCTGCACGAAGCGCCGGAAGGGCTCCACCGTCTGCGGCACGCCGTTGAGCGTGTAGGCCGCGTGATCGACCGAGTCAACGAACCGCTGCCCGATCTTCTGGATACCGATAGAGGTCAATGTTTTCATTCTGCCGCGTCTCCTTTCGCGTTGGTAGAGCAGCGCGTGGAGGCAGAGCATCTCAGGTAGACCTTTGCACCCTGCGCCGCCTTCGAGCCCGCCTCAATGTCCGAGGCGAAGCCCTGATAAATGGTGTACGCTCCGAAGTGATAGAACTCCTCGGAGGCTGCAAATGTGCCGGCTCTCGGGAAGGGATTGTCGCCGCCCGATGCGCCGCCCTGCGCCATGACCGTCGAGACCACAAGGCGACCTTCGCTGACGATATGCGGCCACACGCCGCACACGATCTCTCCGCACCTTGGATAGCGCGAGAAGCCCGTCTGGAGCTGGGAGCGGATGATGAGCCCGCCGATGGTCTCCATGCCGTAGGCGGGCTTGCTGCTGCCCTCCTTGACCTTGCGGACTTGCGCGTCGATGACCGAGAGGTTCGTGACGCCGCTGGGCTTGGAGCTGTTCAGAAAGATGATGAACTCGGCCCAGCGTTCCGCGTTCTGCTCGGCGAACAGCTCGATCCGGCTGCGGTCGTAGCCGAGCGCGGTCAGCGCGTAGAGAACGCCGCGCCGCGTGCCGCTCCACTGTGAGATGATCCCCTTCATGGACAGGCGCGTCCGATAGGCTTCGGCGTCCTCGCCCTCCAGTCGCGGCATATCCCGGTCTTGCCCATGCACAGGGAGCATGACCTCCGAGCAGCTTGCGACGTTCGCCTCGTTGCGCACGCGGAAGATTGCCGCCTTCAGGTCGTCGAACTCGCGTCCCATGACCTTGAAGAAGATGCGGAGCTGGTTGGCCGTCTTCCGGCCCTTCTTCAAAGGGGCGAAGAGCAGGTCGAACATATACTCGCTGAAGGTGTCAAACTGCTTCATCCGCTCACTCCCTTTCAATCGTCACGGAGACGTCGCCGAGGATGATGACCTTGTCCTTGCCCAGCTTCACATCCGCCTCCGGCTCGGAGACCGCCGCGTTGGTGGCCCCGCTGTAGCCGCTGCGGATCGCGTGGTTGATGTCGGACAAGGTCAGTTCGTTGAGCTTGCGGCTGCGGCGCACGGCCAGCAGCTCGGTGAGGATCGCCTTGATTCGGTTCTCCACCGCCTCGTCCGTGTCTGCCGTATCAGTCGTGACCGTGACGGAGATATTCTGCGAGACGGTCACAGAGGACTTCACGAGAATATTATCATACGGGCCAGCGATCTTGTCAACGGCTTCTCTTACTGCCGCAAGCAGTCCCTCCGTTGCCTCGCCCGCCGTGCCTGTCACGATGACGTCCACCGTGCCCTGCCCGCGCGGGTGGTTGCAGTCGGCCTGTGCGAACAGTACGCCGGGGACGGACTCCGCCGCGTCAATGAAGGTGTCCTCCGTCGCCCGCTGTGCCAGCTCCGACCACGAGCGGAGTGTCCGCGCCCTCGCGCTCTCGTCGTCCTCGGTGTCGCTGCCTTCCCGCACGATCCAGTCCTCGGCGTTGCTGAATGTGACGTCGCCGAGGTAGGTCAGCGTGCGCACGATCTGCCCTGCGGGGACGTTGTAGCGGCTGCCCTCTGTCTCGGCCTCCACCAGCACGTCCACGGAGGACGCGCCCTTTTGCAGCGTCGCCGCCTCCAGCACAAAGAAGCGCAGCTCCTCGCCGTTGATGTCGAGGATGCTCTTGAAGACGTGGCCCTTGGGGATTTTGACCGCCTCGCCCGTCATGTCGGCGCGTCTGACGGTGATGAAGCCCTGCGTCTTCTGCGCCTTCTTGCGCTTTTTGGAGTAGTCCGCCATCTTCAGGTCGAGCCACGCACCGCCCGCGTGGGAGACGAACATATTGTTCAGCACGACGCGGAGCAATTCAATGACCTCGACCTTGATGCGCAGCACGATCATGAGCATCGTGTAGAACACGCCGCCCGAATGGAAGTTGCTGATGACGAAGCCCTCGTCCTTCAGCTCCTCGATCTTCTGCTCCTTCAGCTCGTCCAGCGTAGGCAGAGGGAGCACGGCGTCCAGTATTTCCTTGTCGATCATTCTGATACCACCTCCACGCTCACCGCGCCGATGATGACGTCCAGCTCGTGCCGCTCGTCCTCCTCCGCGAAGCGGAAGGAGCAGTGCAGCACGACCGCGTCATCCTCGAACGCAATACTGATCTCAATGCTTTCCGGGAGGATGACCTCCCGCTTCTGCAGCTTGAGCCGCACCCGCTGGGTGATCTCCAGACGGGTCAGCTCCGTGTCCTCGGACTGGATGAAGTCATACAGGCCCCAGCCGAACTCGGCATCATAGAAGACGTCTCCCGGCTGCGTGAGCGCCTCAAGGACGATGTTCTGATACAGACACTCCAGCCCCGAGCAGAGCGGCGCGTCGCCGTCTGTGGCCTGTGTGAGCTGCCACTCGCTGTTGAGCCGGATGTCCGTATCGTTCAGGCCCGTCATAGCTCCACCTCCCCGATGATCGCCGGGGTGAGGTCGCCGTAGGGAAGCGCGACGGCCACGACCGCCCCGGCCTTGAACTGTTTCTTAGACTTAATTCCCGGAAGCGCGGGATAGTTGGCGTCGGGGTTGCCGAAGCGGTCGATGACGGTGAGTTTGTACTCGTACCAGTAGGAGGTGATGTGCGCCTTGAACACCTCGCCCGTCACTTCGTTGTGGACGATCAGTTCCTCAATGTCAAAGGCGTCGCTCTTTGCCGCCGAGTCGATGGTGGCGAATACGGCGGCGGGGAGCTTCAAATGCGGGAAGTCCTGCGCCAGCGTCTTCTTCATAACGGACGCGACCATTTCTTCGAGCACGTCGGTTTCCTCCTTTCGGGGTCAGAAATAGATGTAGGTGCGGATGAAGCCGGAGTCGTTGGTCTTGCTGACCACCTTGGAGACCTCGACCTCACCGCTCACCTGCGGATGGATGAGGTTTATTTTGTGGGAGTGCTTGATGAATGGCGCGGAGACCGTCTCCAGCTCCCATACGCCGCCCGCGCGGCGCAGGTTTAGGATGTTCACGCCGCGCTCGAAGGTGTAGACCTTCTTCTGTTCCGGCTTCTCGTCCCAATAGAAGACGCCGCCCGAGAAGAAGAACGGAACACGAAGCCCCCACGCCGCATTGACGGCGTTGATCGCTTGGACGGCGGTCTGCCTCCGAATGGGGAGCATTTTGCGCGTCGGGTAGGTCTTGCTGGAGAGCTTCATCTTGGACAGGCCCGCCTGTGCAAGGAAGTACGAGATCAGCTCCTGCGGCGTGGTGTCGAGGAAGGTGTCGTTGATGATCGTCTCCTCCATGAGCAGCATCTCATCCTTCAGCGCGACCTCGTTGGCATACGTCCCGCCATCGTAGTTGCCGGAGACGAAGCCCGTGAACACGTCCTCCAGCGTGCCGTCATAGCCGAGCTGGATGGTGGCGGGGTCTTTCTTCTTGAGCGAGAGCTTCGGGCGGAACTGGCTCGTGAAGCGGATCTTCGCCCAATCATAATACGAGGACTTCGAGGAATAGATCTCAAGCTCCACGCCTTCCTCGAAGGTGTAGGAACCGGCCTGTGCCGAGATCTGCGGGTAGTACAGTTCTTTCGTTTCCACTGTGGCCTCCTTAGTACGGCATGGCGGTCACTTTGTTCATCGCCGCCGTGGCGTCTGCGTCATCCCGTGCGGGGGACTTACCCCGTTCGTTGCTCAGGTAGCTCTTGTAGTCTGCCTTCAGATTGCTCGCCGCGCCGCCGCCGGACTTGCCGGAGCCTGAACTGGAGCCTGAACTGGAGCCGGACTTTGCCGTGATGGTCTGCGGGATGTACTCCCACAGCTCCAGCGTAGCCGTAAGCTGCCCGCGCTTGTTTTCGCCCTTGTGGGACAGCTTTTTGAAGATGACCTTCTCCACGCCGTGGACGGCGGTGTCCTCGCTGATGATGGGGATGGGCTGCGGCACGCTCTGCCCGGGCGATCGGAAGATCGCCCGGGGCGGTGCGGATCGCTGGGACCTGGGCTGGGGGGGGGGGG